AGAAATGGGATACCATTAGGACTAAACGTGTTATCAATGCAACACGACATATCCCACGAAGGTTAGGTCTTACTGCAACACCAGTCAACAATACTCTGATGGATGTTTACTCTGAATGTTTATTCATAGATAATGGAAAAACATTTGGGTCGAATGAATGGCGGTTCAAGAGAAGGTATTTTATCAAACCAGAAAATTTTCCAGGTTGGTTCCTAAGACATGGTGTAAAGAAGAAGATAGAAACATTGATGGACAAGATATCATTCTCGGTTGATGCTGATGATGTACTAGATCTTCCACCACAAAGATCGGTCATCAAATCGGTTCCAATGACTGGCATGCAACGGAAATACCAGAAACAAATACTGGAGGAGTGGGAACTAACTATTGAAAATGAAACTGTTGATATTGACCAAGTAATTGTGCAGCTTAGTAAACTACGACAGGTTGCTGCGGGTTTTCTGTATAAACCTGGTGGTGGTATTGTTAAGATCAAGAATAACAAAATGAAACTACTCTCCAGTCTTTTAAATGATGATCAATATCTCAAGTTAAAGTCAAAGATTGTTATTTGGGCAGCTCATATTGCAGAAATAGAATTGATCAGTCAAATGCTATCTGAATCTAAGATTAAATGTGTACAATTTCATGGGTCGAATAGAAAGAGAAATAATGAGGCACGCCGACAATTCCTGAAGAATCCCAAATGTCGTGTGTTTATAGGCCAAGCAGACAAAGGAGTTGGGATAAATGAATTAGTTGTTGCAGACTCAGCAGTGACATTCTCAAATTCATTTAGAGTAGTATCGAAAGTTCAAGCTAAGAAACGAATCAGACGTCGTGGTTCTAATGTTCATAAAGTCATTACCTATTATGAGTTAGTTACTGAGAAGTCTATCGATGAACATATACTCAAATCTTTAAATAAAAATATATCAGTTGCAGAATCAATTTTAGAAAAGCTAAAGCAAAAAACTAAACTGGGTGTGATTTTTAATGATTTTTAACCGAATCTACTCGAAAACTTTTTAATGATGACCAAAAAATATTTTGTGTTATAATGTGTTTTTGAAATATATTGTATTTATGTTTATGACGGAAAACAAAAATGCCAAAGAAGAAAGTATCTAAGCAGATAGTGTTACCACCACTCATCATTAAAAACACATTCCCAGTGGGACCTCAGTTACCAGAAAAAATTCGATGGTCTGTTTCTAAGGCTAAAGTTTTTAAGAAATGCAAACGTAAATTTTTCTGGAAGTACATCATGCATCTGCAGTCACGCGCTAAGGCTGCACCACTATTGTTTGGTAGTTATTTCCATGAAGGGTTGGCTGAGTGGTATCGTACAAAGCGGTCGAGTATGAAAAAGATTGCAGCACGATATGCAATTACTGCTGGTGAAGAGATTCGTGCAGCCAGTGAATATTATGATCAGTTTGAATATGATAAACTAATGACACTCATAGATACTTTCGAGGGCATGCTAATTGGTTATGGCGAAGTATATCGACATGAGCGAAAAATATGGATTATAGACAGAGAAGGTATTGAAGCTGAGAAAACAATCGATATGGGTGAGTTCGATTTCATATTCAAAACTGACTTGATTACCAAAAAGATGGTTAAAAATCGGGAGAGGCACCATCTAGTAGAACATAAGACGGCGGCACAGATTCCTGATTCCTATATTGATGTGTTACCACTAGATACACAAGTACGCGGTTATATCTTCGGTGCTAATCATCCAAAAGGTTTGAATAAAACAGTTTCTGAAGTTATATATGATGTGGTCAAGAAATGTAAGTTGAGACGAAAATCTAACGAGCCACTGGATGTCTTCAGTCAACGAATTGCTGACGATTATATGAATCGACCAGATTTTTACTTCTTCAGAGAAAAGTTAAAGTTCAATAAATCTGACATTGCAGCCTTTGAGTTAGAGTTACGTCAAGTACATACTGAGTACCAGTGGTTAATTGACACACTTAAGGATCCACTTGATCCTAGATACTGGGCACCATCTGATTTTATATGTAATGAGTTCTTTAAAAAATGTCCGTACTCAACATTATGTCTACAAGGTTTAGATCGAGGTACGGCTTGCATGTATGAACAATTTATTAAGGAAGAAAAAAGTGCCGAAGAAGACTAAAAAGAAAATACAGAAGAAAGTGACTACAGCTGCAATAGAATTACCAACAACAAAATCTATTCCCGCTGTAATGGTGAACGAATATATTCAATTATTCTATGGGCCTCCAGGTGTTGGCAAAACTACATTTGTTAATGCGATGGCCGATAAAGTATTGTTTATATCGACAGATCGGGGCACAAGGTTCTTGTCCTCATTACGGATGGAGATCAATGACTTTCAAGATTTCCTGGATTTACTGAAGGTGTTGGAAAAGAAACCAACCAAAGATATGTATGATATTATTGCTCTAGATCATATCGATGATATTTGTGGTATGATCGAAGACCATATATGTGTAGCAATGGGAATCGATGCTCTGGGGGATGTGGGTTATGGTGGTGGTTGGAAAGCGTACAAGAAAGCAATCAATGCAGTTATCCAACGATTGCTTAGACTTGATACCGGATTGGTGTTCATTGCACATGAGACAATTAAAACTATCAGAACAAAAGTTCTAGATACAGAACGTATTATGCCAGACCTACCTAAATCCGCATGGAAAATTATTATTCCTAAGTGTGATATTGTGGGGTACTGTGGGTTTAGGGTGGTGAAACGTGCGGGCAAGAAACAAGAGATCAGAATTCTTGAGACAGCTCCACGAGAAGAGTTATATTGTAAAGATAGAACTAGTCGAGTGCAACCTGAGTTAGGTTACATCTCATTGAGTGGTTCAGAGTTTAAATCAAGTTTTAACAAAGAAGGAGTAAAGAAGCATGGCAAAAAAACAAAGCGGAGCCAAAGGAAAAAAGTCTGACACTCATGGCAAGAAGGATATTGCCAAAGCATTAGCTGCATTGAATGATATATGGGGTGATACAGACCCAGTGTCATTCGAAGATGTGCCCGATGGTAAGTATCAAATCTTACTCAAAGACATCGGCATCAATGAGTCAAAGTCAAGTGGAAGACTACAAGTGTCATGGCAGTTGAAGATTGTTAGTGGTAGTTTCGCCAATCGTATGATGTTCAAGCATGACGGTATTGACACTGCTGAATCGCTTGGCTACTTTAAAGGTGGTCTTGCTCGACTTGGTGTTGAATGTCCAGATGACATGAGTGATCTACCTGACGTTCTAGATGAATTGAAGGGCACATATGCATCAGTCACTTCACGAACTAAGAAGGGTTCGGATATGGCAAATGTGTTCTTTGATAAGGCGTTGGACTCAGATGACATCGATGAAGATATTAGTGAAGACCCAGGTGATCCAGACGCAGATGCCATGGAGGAAACAGAAGAAGTAATTTGGGAAGTTGGTGAAAGATGTGAAGTTGACATCGATGGTACGAACTATCCTGGTGAAGTCACGGAAGTAAACGATGATAGTACTGCACTAATCACGTTCGATGACGGTGACACCGACACATACGCTTTCACTGATCTCATTGAAGTTGATGCTGAGGAAGAAGAAGCTGAGGAAGAAGAAGCTGAGGAAGAAGAAGCTGAAGAGGAGGAAGCTACCTGGGCAAAAGGTGATGAGTGTCAAGTCGACATCGATGGTGACATGTACAAAGGTGTGATCAAAAAGATCAAGGATGATGAGGCAACTATCAAGTTCGATGATGGTGATACTGATACTTACTCGCTGAGTGAACTTGTCGAGGTTGCAGCAGAAGAAGCCGAAGCCGAAGTCGAGGAAGAAGAAGAAGCTGAAGAAGAAGCTGAAGCTGCAGAAGATGGTGAACTTGCTTTGACTTTTGAAGAAGATGCTATCACTGATGCACTTCAGACAAAAGTTGAAAAGTTAGCTAAGTCTCATGAGTTCAACCCAGATGATTATGAGACTTACAAAGATTTAATCATTGATATAAGTGAATATCTTGACATCAAGGGTGTATTTAAATCACCCAAGGAAATCATTGCTGCCATTAGTGGTGCTGTATAGTATTGACAATAATGATTGACTAAAGATTTCCGTCAGATGCGGGGGTGCCTAACGGATTGGGCACTTCCGCTATCTTTATGAAAAGGGACTTTGATGCCAAGTATACTAAAATACATAAAGGATAATGTTAGTGCTGAAGAATATTATTCTTGGCAGTTTCCGGAGATTCGATGGAATGTAGGAAGTGACGAAGCACGAGTAATGTCACCATTTCTTATTGAAGAGACACCAAGTTTTTCAGTTAATAGAAAAACTGGAGCATGGCATTCTTTCTGTGCTGGTGATGAACGTGGTGGTAGAACGATTGTATCTTTTCATTCAACACTTCATGAAGTCACATACCAAGAAGCTGCAATACAAATCTATAATAAGCTAGTGCATCCCATTATACCTGAAAAAATTGTCGAGAAGTATGCAACTGAGTTACGAACAACCCCGTCAATTCTTGGA